CTCAATTCCGTCTCGGCAGCAAAGAGGTTGATATGAGCCAGTGCGCGCTGGCCATCGAAGCTGGCGCCATCGACCCATCCGGCAATACGCTCCGGATCGGACGCACCGGTAGGGTCAGGCCCGCGCTGATCGGGATGTCGGCGACCGAAAGGCTTACTTCCAGTTGCGAGCGACTCGGCCACCATCCTGACGAACTCGGGCGGATAGTAATGCGGAACAGCTTTTCCGCCTACCGCTCCGCTTGCCCATCCAGCCTTCATCACCACAATGGGGAACCGATTGTCGGCGGCATCCGCTTCGCTCCCGATAAAGGCGCAGGCTTCCGCCACTGGAACGTAAGCGGTCGTGACCTTTTGCGCGTCGCCGAGCTTCGGCTCGTCACAGAGGAAGGTGTACGGGATGCGATAAAGTTCGCCATCAGGTCCGCGCGCAATCAGGTAATCGTCGAAGACCTCATAGACATAAGCGTAGTCGTTGCCGACGCAGGGGAACGCGGCTTGCACAAGCGTACTGAGGCGCGACCTCTGCTCATCGAGCGAGAGGTCAGCCTCAGCGGCAATCAAACAAATTCGTTTCTGCTTCACGCGCACCTCGTTACCGGTTAACGTTCGTAACCGCCGGCTTAACAGCAGTCGCACCGGCAGCAGGAGCAGGAGCGGGCTTGGTGGGGAAGGAATATTTCTGGCCGTCCGTGGTGACGCAGTACGTGTTGCCGCCGCGCGTGCCACGAATCAGAACCTGCCAATCCTGCAAGGCGACGATCTCTACCGCCGTGGTGGGAGCCGGGATGCTCAGCAGCTTGTTGGCAGCCTTCAACGCTGCGGAACGCTGGCTGCGCGCATCCTCAGGAAAGTCGCGCTGCGCCTGGGCCAATGCCTTGGCGTAGCTGGCGATCCATTGAGTCTGAATGTCATCCGGCAGGTGGGCCGGGGCCGAAGGTACGTTCTCGTTTGCCATCAGTTGATCCTCACAGTGCGCATCAAGTGCGGTACGAGAATCAGCTTAAAGTGGGAGGGCGCGATGCTCTGAGGGAGCCGCGCAGAGTGCGGAAGATGCGTTACTTTCCTTGATATTTGAAGGCAACCCTTCGGCGCGCCCGCTATTTATGCGGGTTAACCATGTATGGTTGTGACCGATATTCCGTGGGACTTCAGGAACTCGCGCTCCTGGTCCGTAGCCTTCAGCGCTTCCGGCGGAAGCCATGGCCGATTGATGCAGTGGCAGTTGATCGTGTTCTCGGCAGATCCCGATGGGTCGCGCGGATACATCAACTCCTCGCCGCCGACGCGGAAAGGCTCGTCCACCTTCTGTGTCTGCCCATTCGCCAGCTCATGCGTGAGGCGTGGCTTAAACGACGCCGGAAGGTGCATCCACTCCTTCCGCAGGTCCGAGTGACGCGTCACCAGGTCTTCCATGCGCGCCTGTGAGGCCAGCGAGTGCACCCGCATGGTTTCATTCATTGCGATGCACGAGGCGCGCTCGCCGATTTCCGAGAACAGCCCGGTGAACTCGCCGTCATTCAGCGCCGAACCGATCTTCTTGATTAGGTCCGTGAGACTCCCCCCCCCCATGTAGGCGCGCTGAATTGCTCCGTTGATAGCGGTGGAGGCCTGCTGCGAGACGCCGGTGATGAGGTCCGCCGTGTAGCCCTGGACAATCGAAAGCGCTTGGCGGTCGATCACCGGATGCACCAGCACAGATCCGGTACCGGCCGCCACAGCCGCGTCCACGGCCACCGATGTTTCGGTGTAAGCCTTCTGCTGGAGCGCGCCGATCCGCGCCGACGCCTGCTGTCCGAACTGGGCCGCCACGCGGTCAATCTGCGCCTTTAATGCTTTCAGCCGTGCACTGGTATAGCTCGCCGGATCGGTGCGCGCAATGTCGGAGATCACCTCGCGGTTCATCTCCTCCAGGAGCGCGAGCACCGTCTGCTCCGCCTCGGGCGTCAATTGCTTCGCATCCGCCAGGAGCTGATCGAGCTTTTGCTTGTAGGCCAGTGCGTTCGATTCAGCCATTACGCCTCCGCAACCGGGTCAACGGGAGCGTTCTGAGGATCAGGCTGTGCGACTGCCAGCTTCGGCGCGGGCAGCGCTGGAAGTTGTCCCTTCAGCGCGAGGGCGAGTTGCCCCTGCGAGAAGAGATCGCTCTGTGACTTTGCTCCGCGATCGGCCTTCTCCTTCTGCGCCAGGTCAAACTCTCCCTTGGAGTCGTCGATGTCTACGCCGATTTCGCCGAGCACGGTATGGAAGGCCCGCGCCGCCGTCTCATCGCGTATCCAGCCCTCGTCGACGCCCGTAGCCAGCGCGTTGGAGGTAGCCTGCAGCGTCGTCGCTCCCGCTTTAAGATCCTTGGACGCAAGCTCGGGGAACTCGATGCTGTAAGCCGGGTTGACCGTCTTCGGGAGCACTCCGGCCTCAATCGCCTTTTCGATTACGAAGTCGAGCACGCGGGTCAGGCTCTCGCCGAGATGGTTTTGCCGGTCTCCAATCTTCTTTCCCGTCGGGCCGGACATCTCCTCGGCAATCGCTTTGTTCGCGTTCTCGCCATCGGCAAAGAACCAGGCGGGCAAGCCCGCGCCGCCCAGGCCGTAGAGCTTGACCATCTGCGCTCCGGCTGCCATGTCCTCACCTTTGAAGTCCGGCGTCTGCGCCTTGATCTCCACCTTCTCATTGGTGACCTGGACGCCGCCCTGCTTCGGCGGGTTCTTGGTCAGCTGGTCTTTGAACTTCTGGGTTTGCTTTTCGTCGGCGCCGGTGACGACGTAGTGCCACACGAACGAATTCAGAAAGCGGACCTTATCGGCGAAGTCGAAGATCATCTGGTCGAAGACATCGATCCAGTCCGCCAGCGAGAACAGCTCGCTGAAGCCGCGGCTCGCCGACTTCGCTTTATTGATCGAGAAGTAGAAGCACTCGCCCTGTAGCGTTCCCCAGCCGGCATCGTTGGGATCGTCCACGCGGCGCACGATGTTCATTGGCGGTCCGAGCGTCTCGCCCACCTCTTTGCGGACGTGGACGGCGAAGGCGAAGCTGATGCCCACCTTAGCGTTCTGTGTCTTCATCTCCGCGAACTGGATGGTGTCGATGTTCATCGGGTCGATGTAGCCCAGCCGCACTTGGCCGCTTACCGGATTCACTACCAGCGGAACGCAAAGCTCGCCGAAAGTCGTCAGCTCATCACACCACTCGCGGCAGGTCGAGTCCATGCGATTGATCTCGTCCTTCCAGAACGCGTCAATCACATCCTGCACGGCCGGGTCTTTGGCTGTGACGCGCACTCCTTTGCCCACCACGTAGCTGGTGATGATCTCGACGATCCGCTTGCCGAAGGGCGTGGTGACCCGTAGGAAGTAGCAGACCTGCAACATACGGTCATGCATCAGCGGATTCAGATCGCGCAGCGTGGCGGGCGAAGTGATACGGCGGAAGGCCGGATCTTCGGCATCGCCCGTCGTCAAGGTGAAGAGCTGCGGAGCAACCGCCTCAGCCGCCACAGCGACCGGCGCGGGCGGCAACGCCTGGCGCGCTTCAGTTAGGTTCAGGGGTGCCACTGCGGGATGCCGCTGATTTGCGAGCCACTCCACAATACGGTGCGGGATTAACGCCATAAGGATCTCCTGTCGCGTTGTACAAAGTCTTGGGTCTGCTGGCGTCCGTTCAGTTCTTCCGAGACGCGCACACCCCGTGTTGCCTGTTCGCGTCCGCCCACCTGGACGTTGGAACTGGCGATGGCCGGCGCAAAGTTGAATTGCCTGGCGAGCTGGACGGCGCCCTGCAGCGCATCGGCCAAATCGTCTTTGATCTTGCCCAGGAAAAGAAGCTGGGAGATCAGCGTCTTCTGCGTTCCGTCCAGGCAGAAGCGGATGGTGCCGTTCTCGACAAGCGACGAGATCGAGGAGATGCGCAGGAACTTGTCCGTCAGGTTGGGGACGCCGACGATGTTGATGTAGCGGCCCGTCTCCCGGCTCTGCTCTTCCATCTCCTGCTTCAGCGCGTCCTGGTACGCCTGGTTCTCGATGCCAACAATTGATGGCCGCTCTTCGTCATAGCGGTCGAGGATGTGTTTCTTCTGCAGGGTGTAGGGGCATTTGATCTGCTCGGCACGATGCACCAGCAGGTAGCCTTTGGAATCCACTGCGAGCGTGACGCCTGCAAAGAAGTCCGCGCGCTTCTTCTGGCTGATTGCCGGATCGTAATAGGTGACCCGCATGAACGTCTCGCCTTGCAGCTCGCGCATCCGCATCTCTTCGCGGGTGAAGGCGTGAGCGAGTATCCACGATTCCTGAAAGACCTGTGTGTCTGCCGAGATCGGAAGGTTGCGGAATTCCTGATTGAAGAACACCGAGCCGAGATCGAACTCCTTCAACCGCAGCGATGCGAGATTCCACTTCGCACTCCAGAGGACGGTCTCGGGATGCCACTCCTCATCGACGGCTTGGTAGCGTTTTTTGATAAAGCGTTTGAACTTCTCCTCATCGAGCAGGTTCGAGAGAAACGAATCGAAGTGGAGGATGGTGCCGATGCAGAAGATCTGGCAATGCTTGCCCAGGTTCATCACCGTGCCCTTGAACCACTTGATCAGCTTTTCGCGGATCTCCGGGTTGTCAACGCCTTCTTCGTTTTCCAGATCGTCGAGGACCACCAGGTCCGGCCGGTACTGGCGATAACGTAATCCGCGCAAGCTCTGTCCGCCGCCGCGTGCCGCGATAGAGATTCCGGTCGAGGTGCGGCAATCGTTGACGTCCCACTTCTTGTCGCCCTGCAGGTCGCCGAAGTCGGCGCGGAGCTCGGCGTTGGATTCGATCTCTTCCTTAATGGCAGCGAGCTGGAGCGCGGCCTGCGGTTGCGTGTCCGAGATGAGGACGATGAAGTGACGGAGCTTGTAGCAGATGCAGTAGAGCGGGAAGATCACCGATACGACAGTCGATTTGGCATGTTCGCGGGGAGCGGCAATGGCGGCGAACTGCTCGGTGAGCATGATCTGATACAGCTCACGATGAAAGGGCGCAGGCTCGATAAACTCGCCCGTCACTGGATCGATCATGAAGTGGCGGAGATACTTCAGCGCGAAATCGGTAATTTGCCCCGCGAGATCCCAGGCTTTTGCGAGGACTTCTGGGGCTGTGGCTTGCTTGGGGCGCGCTTCTCCTGGGACACCTTCGAAGATGCTCCGGAGCTTCGCACCCGCCTCATCAAGCCGTTGACGCTTCGATTTGTTTTGCGAACGACTCTGCGCCATGGCTTAGCTCCTGGATCAACTCTTCACGGATGGGATCGATGACAGTGCGCAGCCCCTCGCGGGTGCGCAGCTTCTTCAGCACGTCCTGCGTGGCCAGCAGGTAGATCTCTCGGGGATCTCCGGCTTCTGCGGCTGCCCGCGCCCGCTCGGCATCGATCTTGGCCAGCTCGGCGTCCACCTTTTTCCCTTGGATCGCCACCCGCTGAAAGCGCGTCATGGTCAGCCCAAGCTGATTGAGGAACTTTAGGAAGTTAATCTTGCTCTTCGGATCGATGTCCTTAGTGAAGGCAAAGACCTGGTCGCGCATGGCGTTGACCACCATCTCGGAGCCGTTCTCGACGCCCGCCGCGCCCAGCTTCTCGGCGAAAGCTCGGGCCGTCTCGCTCTCTGCGAGGACCTCCTTGCGTACCTGCGCAACCCGCAGGTCGTACCACCGATGGAGATTCGTGTGCGGGATATAGAGATCAGGGAACTTCTCCAGGACGTTCGTCGGCAGGTCATCCCATTTCACCAGCGTCCGCGATAACTCCTCAAGCTGGGGCCACGTCTTTCCCTCGTTGCGCAGCTTAACGAGTTCGTCGCGCACTTCGATGGGAAGCAGGTCGATATTCAGCGGGCGATTGAGCTGGCGCGCCTCTCCCGTCTTTGGCCGCTGCTTCGCCATTACAGCGCCACCGCAGGGTCGCGCTTCACGCCAGGCGTACGTTCCACCTGGTCGCGTCCGGCTGCAGTCAGCTCGATCTTCACCAGGTAGACACGCCCGGTGTTCCAGTCGCGGCTCTCCTCGTAGCGCACAAAGCCCCGATCCCTCATATCCTGGAGCAGGGTCACAATAGTGAAGACGCCGATCCGCTGATAGGCGAGCGACTGCAAGGCGTGCGTCAGGGCAATATCGTCCATCCGCGACATCTGCGAGTCATGGCGTCCCTTCAGCAGCTTCAGGATGTCGCCCCGCATCTGGCGGGTCACTGCCGGATCAATCTCAACTTCGCTCATCACGCGCTCGCCCCTTTCGCTAGTTCGTTCCTACCTAATTCCCGTTCGCCCAGCTTCTCGACCAACCGTTCCAGACAGTCGCTGTTGTGCTTCAACTGATTGGCAACCTCTCCCAATTGCATCCGCGTCCCGCGCGATTCCTGGGCGGTGAACGCCGAGAGGGTTTGAATCTCCTGGATCTGCCGGTCATCCTTCTCAGCGATCCGGCTCATGGCATCGGCCATCTGGCGCTGCGCCTGGACGCCATCGCGGAAGATCCCGATCCACTGATTCAGCAGCGGGGCGACCACAGCCAACGCGAAGAACCAAAGAACAAACGACGGTCCCCAGGACTTCAACAGCTCCAAAGCCAGCACCGGCTGGGTATTGAAGAGCCGGAAGATGCCAAGCACAATCGCCATCGCCAGCGCGTAGACGCCCGGCACAAAGAGCTTACGCAGGACTGCCTGCGGGGAGAACGACTCCGTGGACTCGATCGCGCTCATGCCTTTGCGCCCGTGGCCGGCAGCGAAGCGTTACCCGTCGCCGAGCGTCCAGCAGTTGCGGCCTTAGCTTGCTCATCCTTAGCCACTGCGTCGAGATCCTCGCTACTCGGCAGCCCGGAGGCGACTGTGCCGACACAATCACGCACCATGGCTGCGTTGGTCAGCCTTGCGCCATCTTTGAGCATTTGAGTTACGTCCGAAGAGAATGTCGCGGTTTCACCCATCTTCATATCCACGGCAACCCGTCCGGCGTCCTGGATCGCCTGGAGGATCTCCGACTGATGCCGGTTGACCCGGTCGCCCAGTCCGACCATGGCGCCTGCCTGGCAGATTGCCATCAGTCCCAAACTGGTCTGCCGGAGCCCGATCAGCCCGACTCCCACCAGAGCCAAAAGTCCGGCGGCGATATACGTCTTTTTACCCTTCAAAGCGTTCATGACAACCTTTCACCCGATTTGGGCATCCTGAGCTGCTCTCTAACCCGGTCGCTTTGGCCCCTAGAATTCGTTCGTGAACTTCACACGTCGTTGGGTGGGCCCAATCCTCATCCCAAGATCCAGCGACGCGTCCTAGGCGTTTTTCCCGTTCTGGGACTTTGGCCGCCCCGGCGGTTTCTCCGGAGGCAACCAAAGTCCCATCTCAGGGGGTTAACTTTTTAGGCTACGGGCTCGGCCGCCGGCTGGTGTTTTACCAGCGCGACTACCTCGTCGATTGTGGCGGTTGCGATAGCGGCAGCCGATTGCGCCGCTGCACCATTGGAGGGCGATACAGCCGCAACGCCCGAGGCAACCGAGGCCAGGGCATCCGTCACGGCCTGCTTCTTATCGACGCCCGCCATGTCTTTGCATTCGGTCTCGATCCCCATGATCAGGGACGGTAAGAGGGACATAAACATTCCAAGAAAGCTCTTCATGCTGCGATCTCCATTTTCTGCGCCACGGCCGGAGGCTCGGGCGGGTTGTCGTACTGGGTAAGGTTGAATTGATGAACCAGCTCCATCAGCCGGTCGTGGTAGTCCGTCAGGGTCGAGTAGGTGCACCCCTCCGGATGCTCTGGGGTCTTCGGTCCAAGCGCCCAGGCAAAGGCGTCCGGGTCGTGGGTACAAGCCATCGCCGCCGCGTAGTGCGGACGGCAGAGCAGTTGCGCGTGCGCCGTAAACGATTCTTCCGGCGTTGCGTACTGCGCGAAGCAAGCCTTCAGGGTTTCAAGGGTGTGGTTTTCTTCTTCCTGCGTATTGAATTCGCAGTAGTCGTGATCGGCGAGCTGGGCCTGGTTGGCCTTGATCCCGAAGCCGTTGTTGTAGATCTGCGCCAGCTTCGTTCTCCACCAACCGGATTCGAGCGCGCCCTGCGCGATGGTGATCGAGGCGGGAACGCCGGTGGCGATCATGCTCGCCTGCGCCGCCGGTATCGCCAGATCCAAGTAGTCCCGCTGATAATCCTGCATCGTTGGCTCCAGACCGAAGGGCCAGCGCTGCGGCGCGATGGTCAAGATCGCGCCGCAGCGCTGCTCTGGCGGACTCCATATACTCCTGCCAAATGAGATATACGAAGCCGTGACCGTTCAGGTCTGTGTGTAGTTCTAATGCGGGCGGGGAGTATGTATCGCGCAGCAAGCGGGGGCTGCGAAATGTGCGTTAAAAGGCGGGCAACTCGGAAGGCTTTAAGGGTGCCTTGGGAACATCGAGGGGCCGGGGCTCTCTTTACCCAGGAGTCCGCCTGCTTCATTAAACCTATAGGTGTGAGCTTTGGTCACAATAACGATTGCCGCCCCGTCCCTTTCGATACGCTCGATCATCGGAGCCCAGACATTAGAACGGAACAGAAGTGAAGCGGTGGCAAGCGAAAAAACAAAGAGTGTTGCGTCTAACGCGCGGGTTCGGCCCACCATCGTGTGATGGGCGGCGTAGCAACAAGCAAGCTCACCTTGTATGTCAATACCTATAGAGGTAGGGCTGCCTGGAATTTCCGCCTTCATCACCACTCGCCCATCAGGCCATAAGGCCCACAGGCGCCCCGCGTCATTATCGGGGTCAACCCATTCAGAAAGTAATGCTACGCCATGGTTGGAGACCACTGCCCCCGCAACGTCCTTAAACTCCATTTCCCAACCCAGGGTTTCATCTTTTAGCATTAGCGCGCGGCTGCCGTGGGGTTTCCATCCAACGACGTAACGCCCATCAGTGGATAACGAGTGACTCCCAACAAACTTCCGGCTTGGGATGCTAAAGACACCGAAACTCATATCAACTATTTCCTTCATAGCCTCACCTTTGCCTTACGATCCACCACTCGACGCGCCCGTCGATGCGCCAGCCAGGCGTAAATTCGATGGGTGCGTAGCGCGGGTTCTCCGACACGAGCATTAGTTTGTCCTCGTAAATACAGAGGCGTTTCACGATAACCCCGTGGTCATCGTGCTCCGCAGCGACCACCCTGCCGAGGAGTCTCTTCACATTCACATTCAATCGGTCCACGGCGGCGATGCTGCGGTCAGGGATTAGTGGCTCCATACTATCCCCCTGAATGCGAACGCAGACCATCTCGCCGTTGATCAAGTCAAGGGGAAGGCTCAACTTCCCCTCTGTCTCTTTGGTCTCATGGAGCGTTCCGCGCCCAGCGCCAGCGGGATAAGCCGAGAGAGGGACGGACTTGAACCCCGTATCTATGCGCGTTGCGCGCTTTGAGAGTATCGCCCCGCCAATCCCCGCTAATCCCATCCATTCGCTTGCCTGCTCGGGCGGGCAGAGGCTCGCTATACGCATGTATAGCTCGGGGGACGGAGGGTAGGCCCCGCCCTCCCACTTAGACACACTGGACTGAGTGACGCCGAGGGCCTCGGCAAAGCGCGCCTGGTTCATAGACAACACACCTTTACGCAGCGAGCGCACCTTCTCGGCATACGGTGGCAGTTTATTTTTCGGCACACGCAACTCTTTCTTCTTGACAAGTATGGGAACTGGAATATTCTTAGTCTCATGAGTCAGAAACAAGCGCGTAAACAAACGACCCGTAGAAAGTCTACACCAGAGCGCAAGCCCGCCCGCCCTGCTGAGCTAACGAAAGCTCTCGAACACGTTGGCTTGTTCTCTCGGGTGGCAAAACGCGGGAGGTGGTCCCTGGGGCACGTCCTTCAAGTTGCCAAAGGGAAGCACCAGTCCCAGCTGGTGATTGATGCGATTGTCGCCGAGGTCCAGCGCATCGAGCAGGACGCGGAGAACGCCGCATGAGCGCAACTATTTCCTCACGTCTTGATTTCTTTCACAGCGCCGAGTTCGTGGCAGCAGCAGCGCTACGCAAGCCATCCGTCCCCTCTGAGGTTGTCGCGGCCACGCGTATGATCGGCGTCTTTGAACGAATTGCGCGGCAGATGAAGAAGAGCCCCAGCCACGTCCTCCGCGTCGCTCATGGCGAGCGCCCGTCAAAGCAGATCATCGACGCCATTGTGAAGGAAGTCCGGCGCGTGCTTACGGAGGCAGACGCCGCATGAGAGTCCCTGTCAAGCAAGTACGACTCATCCGCACCATCGCTTTCTGCTTCACGGAGGCGCGCATGTATCCAGGCCTCGTCCTCGACGTTATCGACGAGAGTCCGCGTGGGGTATGGGTTCTCTTCGAAGGCGAACGTTGCTTCCTGACGAATATCGCAGAGCCCTTTGACTACCGTGAGGCGGATATCGCATGAGCGCCCCGACTTTAGCTATGCAGGTATGTAGCTGGGCCACCGTGGAGGAAGTTCTTCGCGCCACGGGATGGACCGCCCGCTGGCTCTATAAGCAAGTTGAGGCGGGTAATATTGTCTCCCGCGAGTCGAAGCAGCGCGCGGCGAACGGACGCCCGGTCAAGCTCTATCTGACCTCATCGCTGCCGGAAGCGGCGCAACTAAAGCTCCTACCTCCGATGCCTGTCATTCTGCCGCCGGTGCCCCAGCAGGGCCTCTTTCCGCCCGCGCCGTCCGCCCTCGAATCCATACGCATCGTGTTGACCGATGAAGCGCAGATCAAGCAGGCGATGGAGCGCTGGGAGATCCTCCGCCAGGTGGCCGAGTACAGCTCCAACGCGGATCGTTACCGCGCCCTTCAGCTCCGCGACGGCAAGCCGGTCACCTCAGCGACGCGCATGATCCTTTATCTCTGTGAGCAGCACAGCATCTCGCGGGCCACGCTCTTTACCTGGAAGCAGCGCTATATGGCGAAGGGCATCCCTGCCCTCGCCGATAAACCGCGTAAGGATAAGGGCAAGTCGCACTGGATGGAGCTGTACCCCGACGCCAAGACGATCTGCGCCGCCGAATACCTCAACAGCGGACGAAGCAAAGAGGCAGCCTACCAAGCCGTGATGCGTTGGTGGAGCGACAAGGGCTACGACCCGTCGAAGCTCCTGAGCTACGAAACCTGCCGCCGCTGGATTGAGTCCTCGGATATGCCCGCGCCGTTGAAGGTTCTCGCGCGTAACGGGGAATCAGCCCACAACGAGCGGATGCTTCCCTATCTCCGCCGCGCCTATACCGATATCCTGCCGAATCAGATCATCGTCTCGGATCACATGATCCATGACCGCTTCGTCCGCAACGATTGCTTCGAGGGAATCCCCGAGAACGCGCAGATGCGCCTGCGCTTTACCTGCTGGATCGACATGCGCAGCCGCAAGTGCACGGGTTATTGCTGGACGCCCGAAGGCTCGTCGCGCTCCATCATCACCGCCTACCGCATGTCCGCCTTGCGCTTCGGCGACCCGCTCCAGGTGTACACCGATAATGGGCGCGATTACATCAAGTCCACAAAGAGCGGTGTGAAGTACGAGCGCGGCGCAACCAACGATCAATTCCTCGCCGACGCCGAGTGGCTCGCCCAGGGCGCTCTCTACCGGATCGGCGTGCTGGTGCAGCACTGCATCAAGTACCACCCGCAGTCAAAACACATTGAGCGCTTCTTCCGCACTCTGCACATGCAACTGGACAGCATCGGCGAGCACTACACCACGGGCAATGCCTACAACCGTCCGGACGCCGCGAATATCGCCATGGCCGAACACAAGAAGCTCCTTGTGATGGGGCGCGGCTATGACTCGCCGCTGATTCCCGCGAGCCTGCTGATCGAGGACGGCGTGAAGTGGCTCGAGCATATCTATAACAATACCCCGCATCGCGGCCTGGGCATGGAAGGCCTGAGTCCGAACCAGGTCTTCGACGCGTTGTATCCACCCGACCAGCGGCGCAAGGCTGATCCCCAGGTGATGGACCAGCTCCTCTTCAAGCGGGTGAAGCGC